TGGCCAAGTTCGGCTTCACCAACAAGTCGACGAACGTGCCTGGCGACCCCTACGGTACGCACGTCAACGAGGGTCATCGAGGGGTGCTGGTGTATATCGGCAAGATGCTGTCGATGACGCCGGACGACATGAAGCAGCCGACACAGGCAGAGAGTGAGACGTCCGTTGAGAGAAAGGGTGCAGGACATGACGAAGAATTCTAGTTTCCGAATTTATTACGACGGAGAAGCAGGTGGAAGTGGAGGTAGCGGAGCTACGGGCGGCGCTGGTGCAGGCGGGAGTGGCGCGGGAGGAGCAGGCGCTCCGAATAGCCTCCTTGGAGGTGGAACTGGAGGTGCTGCGCCAGGAGTGGGGGCGGGAGATACTGGAAAAAGCGAACAGCCAGGCGGCGAGGTTTTTAAGCTCCCTGACGGCTGGGACTACCGATCCGCTCTCCCCCCGGAGCTGAAGGAAAGCCCTTCAGCCAAGAAGTACGCCAACATCGAGGAACTGGTGCGCGGCTTCGACCACGCCTCGCAGTTTATCGGGCGTCCTACGGACCACCTGGTCGAACTCCCCCCGAACGCGACCCCCGAGGTCCAGCGCGCAGCCTTCGAAAAGATGGGCCTGCCGAAAGATATCGCAGGCTACAAGCTCGACCAGAAGGCGGTGGGCGAGGCCATCAAGCTCGACGCGCCGGGCATGAAGACCCTCACCGAGGCGGCCTTCAAGGCGGGCGTGCTGCCCAAGCAGCTTGAGGGCTTGCTGGGTACGTTCAACGGCATGATCGAGCAGGGCCAGAAGGACATGGCCGCGGCAGAGATCGAGCGCAACAGCCAGAACATCGAGGCGCTGAAGAATGAACTGGGCGAGGCGTTCGACGGCAGCGTGGCGGCGGCCAACTTCGCGGTCGGGAAATTGGGTGGCGATCCCCTGCGCGAAAGCCTCAATCGGGCAGGATTGGGCACGGACGGTCCGGTCCTGAAGATGCTTGCCAAGGTCGGCAAGATGCTGGCCGAGGACGAGGGCGGCGGTGACAAGCCGGGCGACTTCGGCTCGGGCATCACCCCCGACGACGCCAAGGCCGAGGGCCAGAAGCTCATCAACCAGGCCATCAACGAGCCCAACCTGACGAAGCGCCGCGAGCTTGAAACGAAGGCTCAGGAGTTCTTTGCCAAGGCCGAGAGGCGGAGCGCCAAATGATGACGATCCTGTGGATTTTCCTGGGCGTTCTCGCGGGCGTGGCGATCGGCGTGCTGGTGCTTGGCCTGGCGCTGCGGGGCGCGCTCTCTAGCCTTTGGAAGAAGTAGGACTTGACAATTCCGTGGGAGTGTGGCAACCATACTCCCACGGACCAAGTTCGGCCCCTGGATAGGGACACCCGGCGCGGTTCCACCGAACCCCCACAACCTATCCAATAGGCAACGTATCTGATGCGTATTCTTTACTCTGTCGACATTCCGGTGTCGTATGTCACCCAGTTCTCCAGCAACGTGCATCTGCTTGCAGAGCAGCGCTACTCGCGCCTGCTTCCCGCGGTCATGCGCGAGCAGGGCACGGGCGAGAGCGGCGCGATCGAAATCACGGGCGGCATCGACGCCCCGAACGAGATCAACGAGCGCCATGGCGACACGCCCCTGAACAGCACGCCGCAGACCCGGCGCTGGTGGTTCATGAAGGACTACGACGTGGCCGACCTGATCGACAAGCAGGACCGCGTCAAGATGCTGATCCAGCTTGACAGCATCTACACCATGCGTCACGCGGGCACGATGGGCCGCGGCATGGACGACGCCATCATCGACGCGCTGTACCGCACCGCCGTCACGGGCCACACCGGCTCGGGCACGACCGCCTTCCCGACCGCGAGCCAGCAGCTTGCTTCGGGCTCGACGGGCCTGACGATCGACAAGCTCAACCGCGCCAAGGAAATCCTCGACGCCAACGAGGTCGACGAGTTCTACCCGCGCTTCTTCGCCGCCACGTCCCGCCAGATGCGCGAGCTTCTGGAAGACGACAAGGTGACATCGCAGGACTTCAACACGGTCAAGGCCCTCGTGCAGGGCCAGGTCGACACCTTCCTGGGCTTCAAGTTCATCCGCACCGAGCGCCTGATCTCGACGTCCAGCGTGCGCAACTGCTTCGCTTGGGCGCAGCCCGCCATCCGTTTCATCGACGGCATGGCCCCGAACACCACGGCCTCTCCCCGCCCGGACAAGCGCTACGCGCAGCAGATTTATACCTGCGGCTCGTGGACCGCGGTCCGCACGGAAGACGAGATGGTTGTCTCGGTCCTGTGCAGCGAAGCCTAATCGTCAACCAAGGAACCTGACACATGGCCACTCTCTACTCTGATATCATCACCGGGCTTCGCGCTACTCCGCAGACGAAGCCGGACAGCGGTGTTTCGAACGGCAAGGTCCGCGTCCAGGCGTTCACCTGGACGGGCGACGCCGCGCAGAACGACCTCGTCGAACTGGCGAAGCTCCCGGTGGGCGCTCGCATCATCACCGGGTTCATCGACTTCACCGATTTCGGTTCGTCCGTGACCCTCGACATTGGCGACGGCACGACCGAGAACAAGTACCTCTCGGCACTGGACGTTGCCACGGCTGCGGGCACGTCGGCCTTCGCGAACACCTGGGCCCTCTACGGCCTTGGCCGCGAGCGCCTGTCGACGGCCATCACCCTGACGGCCAAGCTGGAGGGTGCGAACCCGGACAGCGGCTCGCTCCGCGGCTACGTCCTCTACGCGGTGGAGTAGCCTCTTGGCCACTCTTACCCTCAACGCCTCGATCACCCCGTCTCGGCAGGTCACTGTGACCTACGGGACGGGCGGGTCCCTCACGGGGTCCGTGGCCCTCCTGATTGACAACACGATTACGGCGGGCATGGACGTCGAGAAGATGATTGCGGCGCTGGTGCGTTCTTACCACCGCCAGTCCTCCAAGGCGTCCAAGGTATCGGGCATCGCTACGTCCGGCACCACGGCAGAGTAGTCCTAGCGGCGGGCGTTTCCCTCACCCTCCTCCCCCGCCGCGGCCCCCTGTCCCTCGTGGACAGGGGGTTTCTCTTTGCCCTCCATCCGTGATAGTATCCGGGTATGGCGAGCCAAATCCAAATCTGTAACGTAGCGCTCACCCATTGCGGCGAGCCGTCCATCACGTCGCTGAACGAGGACGGCAAGGCGGCGCGGGTCCTGAAGCGCGTCTACGACCTCGTCCTCGACCAGGCGCTCACCGACTACCGCTGGTACTTCGCGATCGAGCGCGCCGAACTGGCCGCCGATCCCGCTGCCCCGCTGTTCGGTTTCACCAACCGCTTCACCGTGCCGTCCGACCTGCTCCAGCTTATCGGAATTGGCGACGACCAGAACGAGAGCAAGCGTAACTACACGGCCAGTGAAACTATCTTCAAGCGCGAAGGAAACTACATCCTGGCCGACGACGCCCCGCTCAAGATCGTCTACGTCAAGCGCGTCACCGACCCCGGCATGTACTCCCCGGAGTTCGTGAAGTACCTGTCCTACCTCCTGGCCACGACAATCTTCTACGACCTGACCAAGGGCGCGGACCGCTACACCGCGCTCGTGCAGGGCCGCGAGCAGGCCGCCAAGCAGGCCAAGTTCAAGGGCGCGATCCAGAACACCCCCGAAGTCGTCGTGGCATCTGACTGGATCGACAGCCGCTTCTCCGACAACTACCCCTACCGCATTGGTCCTGTCGTCTAGTGGCAAGATACAACCCGATCCAAGCCAACTTCACGGCGGGCCTGCTTACCCGCCGTCTGCGCGGGCGCGACGACCTGGAGGCGTACCACCAGGGTATGCGCCAGGCGCTCAACGGGCAAATCCTGCCGCACGGTGGGTTCATGCGCCGGGCGGGCTCGATCTTCGTGAACGAGGTCAAGAACCGCACCAGCGCCAAGAACGCCCTGATCCCGTTCGACGTGGCCACCGATCAGCAATACATCATGGAGGTCGGGCACAACTATATCCGCTACTACGCCAACCATGGCCTCGTGGAGAGCAGCCCCGGCACGCCGCTGGAGACGGTGACGACCTACGGCAATGACGAGCAGCAGGACTTGCGCACCGCTCAGCAGGTCGATGTCATGTACATGGTCCACCCCAACGGCCATCCGTACAAGCTGTCGCGCACCAGCCTGACCTCGTTCACCTGGACGAAGGTGACGTGGAAGGATGGCAACGCGCCGATGCAGCCGTCCAACATAACGGCCATTACCTGCACCAAGACCGGCGGCGGTAGCCCCTACACCTTCACCTTCTCCGCGGTTCCGAAGCCGGGTGGCTTCACGACTGCCGACGACGTAGGGCGCACGCTGCGTTTCCACGACGGCGTGTACGAAATCACCACGGTATCCTCGACCACGGTTGTCATCGCTACTGAACTGAAGGTACTGGCCGACCCGGCAGGAAGCAGCGCGACCCCGGACTGGGCGCTCGGCCTGTTCTCTGACACGGACGGCCCCCGCGCGGTAATCTTCCACGATGGCCGCCTGTGGTACGGCGGCTCGCGCACGGCCCCGGACGTGATCGTCGGCTCCATGTCGGACGACTACGACAACTTCTTCCGCGGCCTCGCCTACGGCGTAACGCCCACGATCAACGAGGACGACAAGTCGATCGTGAAGCGTGTGCAGGGCAAGCGCCTCCAGACGATCATGTGGCTGGCCTCGCAGGCGGACTACATGGCGATCGGCTCGGCGGGCGGCGAGTTCCGCATGTTCTCGGCGGACAGCAGCGGGGTGTTGACGCCCAACACCGCGGTCATCCGCTCGGCCACGTACCGCGGCTCGGCGTACAAGACCCCGGTGCAGATCGACAACCAGATCATGTTCATCCAGTCGAACCTGCGGGAACTGTTCGAACTGCGCTACGAGGTAGTCAAGGACAACTTCTCCTCGCGCAACCTCATGCTGTTGGCCGAGGACGTACCGGATAGCGACATCAACGGGCGCGGTGGCATCCTGCGCATGGCGTACCAGGCCACTCCTGACAGCACTATCTGGATGGTGCATGGCGACGGCTCGCTGATCGGCCTCACCTACGAGCCTGACCAGAAGGTCATTGGCGTCCACCCGCACTCGATCGCCAACGGGCTCGCGCGGGTCGACGATATCGCGGTATGCCAGAATCCATCCTCGACTGCCCACGAACTGTGGTTCCTGGCCACGATCGAGGTCGACGGCACGACGGAGCAGTACGTCTGCTACATGGACCAGCAGTACCGCCCGGCGCTGTCCTATGAGCGCGCCACGAACGACGAGAGGATCAGGGCGCTCGACGAAGCGTACTTCGTGGACCTGGGCCTCAAGCTCGACAACCCGGTCCTGATCGCCAGCTTCACCAAGGCGGCGCAGGGTGTGTTCACGGCCACGGCTCACGGCTTCGCGGACGGCGACCGCGTCAAGCTGCGCGCCCCGCAAGGCCCGTCAGAAATGGATCGCCTGTCCGCCATCGTGTCCGACAAGACCGCCAACACGTTTAAGCTCAAGGACGGCGACGGCAATTATATCAACACGACGGACTGGGACGACCTGGGCGACGTGGTCGACCCGTCTACGACCAACTACAACTCCCCGCTCGTGCGCGAGGAAGTGACGACGATCACGGGCCTGGGCCATCTGGAAGGCTTGACCGTATCTGTTCTGGCGGACGGCATGGTTCATCCTGACGTTGTCGTGACCGGCGGCGAGATCGAGCTACAGCGCCGCGCCTCCATCGTAGCCGTGGGCCTGCCCTACAGCTACCGCGGCGAGACACAGCGCTTCACTGAAGGAGCCCGGATGGGTTCTGGTCAGGGCCAGCCTACGTCGATCGACAAGGTCTCCGTCGTGCTGCACAACACCGTGGGCGGGTCGTTCGGCGTGGGCAATGGCCTCGACCGGCACCTGTCTCCGCTCAACCTGCGCGAAGGCAACGGCCCCATGGATCAGTCGCCCCCGCTGTTCACCGGCACCAAGGAGATTTCCGTGGAGGGTGGATGGGGTGTTGAGCCTACGGTCTACTTCGAAAACACCCAGCCGCTCCCGATGACCGTGCTGGCCGTGTGCCCGAGGCTCATGCTCAATGAAGGTTAGGTTCAGACCGCTGAAGGTGTCGGACTTCTACGAGATCGAGCTTCAGCCCCGCCATGCCGAGGCGCAGCCGGTGTTCCGCGCCAACCCCCTCGTGCTGCACTCGCTCACCGAAAGCCCGTTCTCTTTCGCAATGGAGGTCGACGGCAAGGCGGTGGCCGCGCTGGGACCGAACCAGTACCGCGAGATTTGGGCGTATTTGGGCGCGGATTTGCGCCGCCACATGGTGCGCCTCGTGCGCTACACCCGCGCCATGCTAAGCATGTACGGCAAATGCTGGGCCAGGGTGGACCGCACCAACTGCGACGGGGAGCGCTTCATGTTGCTATTGGGCCTCCGAAAGGTTAAAATGGCCGAGGAAGGCGTAATGGACGTTTGGGTTTACGATGCTGATTAAGTACGGTCCCATGGCCGCCGTCTTTGCTGGCGTTCAAGCTGTCGGCTCCATTGCTGGCGGCTTGATGCAAAGCAACCAAGCCTACGACGAAGGCGTCTACAACCGCGACTTCTACAACTACCAGGCCGAGCAGGAGAAGATTGGTCTTAACCGCGATCTCGACGCACAAACGCGCGAGCGCACGGCCACGATCTCCCGCACGCGCGCCATCATGGCCGCGCAGGGCGGCGGCATGGACGGTGACTTCATCGCCTCGCGCGAGGGGCTATTCGAAACCCAGCGCCTCTCCCTGATCCAAGATAGCGAGGCGCGGCAGTCCGTCCTCCGCACCAAGGCCGGGTTTGCCATGAAGGCGGGCCAGCAGGCGGCGGATGCGGCGGTCATCAAGGGCTTCACGAACGCCATCCCCGGCATGACTTCTTTGTACGGTGAGGCCAAGAAGGCGTAATGGCGAACAAGTCGACCCGCCTCCCCGGCACCGAGTTCGAAAGCACTGGCAACCGCGCCCGATCGGTAGCGTCGGGTAGCCCCGGCTCACCGGGCCTGAACCGCTCGATCGCCACGGACATTGGCGCGGGCGCGCTTGTGGCCATGGAGGCGTTGCAGAAGGTCAACGCCGAGCGCGATGCCGTGACGTCGGTGAAGGCTGAGAGCGCGTATGTTCTTGAGCGCGAAAAGAAAATGGCCGAACTCGACCCGATGGCCACGGACTATACCGAACGGGTCAAGCAGATTTGGGGTGACGGCAAGGACGCCATCGCAGCCGCAGGTCTTACGACGCCTGCGGCGCAGGCCGACCTTGAGCGCCGCCTTGCCCGTCATGGGGCCAGCGCCGAGATCATTGGCATCAAGCTGCGCAAAGACGCGGTAAGCCGGGAGGGTCTGCTCACCGCCAAGGACAGCATGGACGCAGTCGGGGCCAAGATCAGGAATGATCCGGCCAACGCCAACGCCTACCTGTCCGAGTTCCAGGGCGGTATGGAGCGCCTGAAGGGGGTCATGGACCCCAACCAGATGCGCGAGTTCGCCCGCACTTCTGCCGACAAGCTCGCGGCGGACCAGGTTATCGGCTACGCGGAGAAGGGCAACTTCAGCGCTGCGCGCAACGCACTTCAGTCTCAGGCCTCCCATCTTGGCACCGAGAAAGCGATCGCCCTGTCAAAGTATATTGACGACAGGCAAACCAAGGTACGTATCGACGGCGATCGTGCGCAGGCAGCTTCGGCCAACCTGCTCACCGCCCGCATGTACGACTGGGCGCATGGCCTTGGCCCGCCTGTCAGTCGTGAGGAAATCGACGCCAAGTTCAAGGGGACGCAGCAGTATGCGTCCATGGTCAGCGTATTTGGTTCGGCCACCGAGAAGCTGAAGAACCAGAACGACCGCGAGTTCGACAAGATAATGGCCGATCATGCCGTAGATATTTCGGCACGTATCAGCGACGCGCAGGCGGGCAAGGGGCCGATGCCCTCGCGCGAGGAGATCGACGCGCTCAAGACGTGGCGGCAGTACGACGACCTGGTGAAGCAACACAACGCCACTGATATCGCCCAGCGCAGGATACGGGTAAAGACGGAAGAAGCGGTGGAGGCGGTGCGTACCGGAACCGCCAAGGACCAGGAGCAGGTTGACCTTGGCATCAAGGCCCTCATTGGCGACGTGCCGATCGGCAAGATCGCGATAGACGGCACCCCTGAACAGAGAGCCGTAGCCATTCAGGCCATGGCAAAGATCGGGGCAACCACCGGGATGCTCTACGGCGACTTCAAGAACTTGCTGGAGAACAGCGACAGCACGACCGACAAGTCCCGCGCCGGGCAAGTGGCCTTCGCCGCCGAGGCTGCGGACGATCTGGAGAACATGGCCCCGCGTGCGCTTGACAACGCCAAGCTAAACCCCACGGGCACGCTGGCCATCGTGCGCAGCGAAGCCAAGCGCATGATCGAGCAAGGTATGCCGAAGTCTGAGGCGTACAAGCAGGCGGCTTCGACATACATGAGCAAGGGGCCGCTCACCCTCGCGGAGGAGAACGACCGCAAGGACGCGCTCAGGAAGAGCCTTGCAAAGATAGACCTTGGCAGTAAGGTTGAAGCGGCCATGACGTCCTGGGGTGAGCGCAACGTACCGTTCGTGAAGCTCCCCGGCCAGGACGTCGCCTTGCAGGGTGAGTGGAAGCGCGCGTATGAAACTGCCTTCATGCGCACCGGCAGCGCGGAGCAGGCCGAGGCGCTCGCCAAAACAACCTTGAACCAAATCTATGGCACGACCATGGTGGGCGCGGTTGGCAAGCCCCCAGACACCAATGTGGACGTGCTCCTCGCCCTCGTGAACCCCGGCATGGACCCCGCGGGCCGTCGCTGGCAGATCGCCCGTCGCCCTATCGAGCGCTACTCCCCACCCAGTATGCGCGCCCTGCCGCAGAAAGATCAGGCGCGCATTTACCAGAACCAGATCGAGCCGGGCCTCAAGACCGCGGGTGTCAACTTGGTCAAGGACCCGAAGTTCCCCCACTTGTCATCCTACCGTTTGGTGGCCGACAACCAGACCGAGCAGGACTTGCGCGAACCGCGTAGGGTAATCGACCCTCAAACGAAGCAAGTTAGGCTGGAGAAGGGTTTGCCGACCTATAAGGTGCAGGTTCTCCGCGTGGGCGGGGACGGCGAGTATTACGACGTTCCGGGCTTCCCGCGATATCGCCCGCCCACCGAGGCCGAAGTGCTACAGGACCCGACGTACATCGAGATCAATAACGCTCGCCTCATGAACGACATGAAGGCTCGTCAACAGAACCTCACCAACCAAACTGAAATCCGCACTCGCACGGAGCGCACTGGCCAGACCGCGCCGCGCCCGAGCCAGATGCCACAGCCGCTAATCGAGCCGAGAGGGAAGAAGTAATTGCCGTTCGAAACGGAAGTCCAGCCGCTAGCACCGGAAGTCGTCGCGCGCTTCAACAAGCCGGAAGGGCAGGACGCTTCTCTCATGTCCCGCCTGGCGCAGCAGATCCGTGCCGCGTTCACATTGGAGAATTCGGTCGGCTCCGCGCTGAACGTTACCGGCCTGCCCGACCAGAACCTCGCGCAGACGGACCCCTTGGCCGCGGCGCTGTTCGACGCCGAGGAGTTCCTGTCCCCCGAGGAGAAGGCGTACAGCGACCGCTTCACCGGGGCCAACAGCTACCGCGATATCGAGGCCATCCGCTTCAGGATCGCAGATGAGAAGGCGGCGCACGAGGCCATGGCCAGCGGTCCCCTGCCCGAGTGGCTGATCGGTACGGTCGCCGCGGTGGTCGATCCCACCACGGTCCTCCCCATGGCCGGTCCCCTCGTCAAGGGCGGCAGGGCGGCGGTGGCGCTGGGCTCGTTCGGGCGCGTGGGCGTATCCGCTGCGGCGGGCGCGGGCGTGCAGGAGGCCGTCCTGCAGGGCACACAGGTCAGCCGTACCGCCGAGGAGAGCGCGGCCAGTGTGCTGGGTGCCCTCATCGTGGGCGGCGCTATCGGCTCCGTGGCAGGCACGCTGGGGCGGCGCAAGCTTGCGCAGTTTACCAAGACCATGCAGGACGAGGTCCGCAAGAAGGTTGAGAGCGACATTACGCAGGTACTCCGTGCGTCCAGCCTGGGCGACCTGCCTCCCCCGAAGGCGGGCCTGTTCGACACCACCGCGGTAGGACGCTACCTCGACGCCAACAACGCGCCGAACTTCACCCTGCCGCGTAACAACGTGGTCAAGGCAGCGGACAACGATATCCTGAACTACGTTGCCGAGACGCAGCCCAAACTGCTCGACGACGTCACTCGCCTGGCTACGGAAATCCAGAAGGCCGACGAGCGTATCTCCCGCCTTGAGGCCGACCCCACCACGCCCGTCACGCGTATGGTCATGCCACGCGACCAGCTTACCATCGACCTGATGGACGCGCTGGCCAAGGAGGGCACGCCTGCAGCCAAGAAGCAACTGGCCGATATCCAGGAAAGCCTCCAGCCTGCCGTCACCCTCAACCGCCTTAAGCGCGAGAACGAAGACCTGATCGCGGAGTGGGAGGCAGCGGAAACCCGACTGGCCAAAACGATCGAGAAGACCAAGAAGGCGATGGCCGAGATCGAGGCCAACCTCACGCCGAAGGACCGCGCCGAGGCCAGTCTGGAGATCGCCCGTCTGCAAGCCGCGTTCGAAAAGGAACTGGCCGAGGGGCGCGACCCGCTGAAGCTGTACCCGCAGGGCGATCCTATGGACTGGCTGCGCGGCTTCGCGCGGTTCCCCGCCGAGCCCAAGGCGAAGGTCGAAGCGCCCAAGGTTGAGCCCCCGAAGGCGGGTGAACCTCCTGCGCCCAAGGACGCCTCGTCTGCGGCGGTTCCTCCAGAGCTTAAAGCCGAGCGGGGGTACGACTTCACCTCCCGTCTGCGCAGTTCGTTCATGGTCGCGGAGATCACCGCCTATCTGGCCAAGATTGGCCTCGCCATGCCGTCGCTCTACATGTCGACGTCCATATTCGAAACCTCGCGCCGCGTCATCAACCGCTTCGCCTATACCGGCCTACTCCTCGACGACCACTTCAAGGGCGCTCGCCACGGCGACGACTTCGAAACCGAGGTCAAGATACTGGCCGAACCCATGATGGCGCAGATGGTTCGCAACGTCGATACGGCGTGGGCGGACTATAAGCAGGCGGTCAAGGCGGGGGAAGCCCCCGAGCTAACGCGCGGGCAGTTCTACGACGCGATCGGCACGGCCATGACCGAGGGCGACATCGGCCCGCACAAGATCATTACGGACGCCGCCAAGGCTCAACGTCTGATCGACAAGCACTTCGCGGACCTGGCTGCCGAGTGGGCGGTCGGTGTGTTCAAGAACTCCGAAGCCGTGGCCAAGAAGATGGCGGGCAAGAGCCATCTTCAGCGCGTCTACCACCACGAGCGCATCAAAGCCAACCCTGTGGGGTGGAGGGAGTTGGTCAAGGACTACTTCCGTCGTCAGTCGGACAAGCCGATCGCGGAAGATTTCCTGGATGAAATGGCCGACAGCGTCACCAGCAAAATCCTGGGCCAGCCTGACGGTCGCCTGCCCGGTAAGATAACCGTGCCGGAGGGTCGCGGGTCCGCCAAGGAGCGCACCTTCGATATTCCCGACAACTGGCGCACGGCGGACGGGCGCTACGGCATGAGCGACTTCGTCGACCGCAACGTGGTCAACGTCATGGCGCGCTACATCCGCACCATGGCCGCCGACGTCGCCTACCAGAAGATCATGGGCGGGGACGAAGGCATCGCAGTCATCCTGGAGCAGTTGAAGCGTGAGCGGGATGACATGTTGACCGCGCTTGCGGAGAAATTCGACGCCAAGATGAGCGAAGGCCAGGCTCCCAAGCCCCGCGAGATCGCCGCGCTGAAAAAGAAGAACCTCCAGATCGAGGCCATGTACGAGCGTGATCGCAGCACGATCGAGGCGCTGGTGCATCGCATCCGCGGCACCGAGCCTGGCGGCACGATGGACCCGCGCTACGCGGGCGCTCGCACCGCGGCCAAGGTCATCAAGAACTCCAACATTCCCCTGCTCATGGGTTCGTCCCTGATCTCCCAGCTTCCAGACCTGGGGCGTTTGGTTATGTCCGAGGGCATCATGCGGACGTTCGGCGGGCTGGCTGGGCACTTCACAGACGGCTTCAAGTCCCTGAAAATGGCCAAGGCTGAAGGGCAGCGCGCAGGTACGATCAACGACATGCTCATGGGCGGGCGCGCGGGAACCCTGGCGGATATCGGGGACCAATACACCAACCAGTCGAAGGCCGAAATGATCTCGGGCCTGGTCGCCCACAAGTCGCTGGTGTTGTTCGGCGTGTCGCCGTGGAATACCTTTATCAAGAGCCATGCTTCCTACATGGGCGCGGATACCCTCCTGCGCCGGGTCGCGGCCATGGCGGATGGCAAGCCCCTCACCGAGGTACAGGCTGCACAGATGCGGGCATGGGGCATTGGAGACTACGAGGTAGAGCTGATCGCCAAGGAGCGTGAGTTGTGGGGCGAGAATACCCGCGGCGCGTTCTTCTCCAACGCCGACCAGTGGAAGAACGTGGAGGCGCGCAACGCTTTTGAGCGGGCCTTGCTGCGCTACATCGACGGCAACGTCCTGACGCCAGGTGCGACCGATCGCCCCCTATGGACGCAGGGTCCGGTGGGCTCCCTCATCACCCAGTTCCTGGGTTATGGTTTCGCCTCCCACACCCGCGTCCTGGTGGCCGGGCTCCAGCAGCGCGACGCCAACGCCCTGTCCTCCATGCTGGCCATGGTCGGGCTGGGGATGATGGGTGTGGCCCTGCGCGATATTGTAGCAGACGGCGAGGTCAAGGAGCGCGACACCCGCATGTGGGTCCGGGAGGGCATCGACCGCTCCGGTGTTCTTGCACACATGATGAACCTGGACAGCATCCTGGGCAAGGCCACTGGCATCAACGCGCAGCGCCTCCTCACCGGCCAGGAGGCAGAGCGCTTCCAGGGACGTAGCCTCGTGGGCCAACTCGGCGGCCCTACCGCGGCCACGATTGACAACACCGCCCGCGCCCTGCGGGGCCTGGCGGACGGTACTGTGACCGGGGCGGACGTCCACTCCGTCCGTAAGGTCATTATCTACAACAACTTCCTTGCGACACGGGGGCTATTTGACCGCGTGGAGGAGGGCATCGTCGACCAGTACGGCCTGTCACCTCGACAGAACCCCCGCTAATAGGATATACTCCGACCATGAAGGTACGTTATACTGTTCCCTCCGACGCCTCTCGGGTGGGGTATTCTACCAACGGGTCGACCACGGTATTCTCCGTACCGTTCGTGTTCTTCGACGACACGGACCTTCAGGTCATCCTGGTGAACAACACCACGGCGGTCGAGACTGTCTTGACCCTGACGACGAACTACACCGTGACGGGCGGGGCGGGGGCCACCGGCTCGCTCACCACCATCTCGACCTACGCTTCCGGCTCGACGCTCGTGATCCAGCGCGAGGTGCCATACACCCAAGAGATCGACTACCAGGCCAATGACGGCTTCCCCGCGGAGGTCAACGAGGAAGGGCTCGACCGCTCGACCATGCAGATACAGCAGGTCCGCCGTCGCGCCCGCCAGACGCCCAAGCTCCCGGCCACGTATGACCCGGAAAGCGGGGATATCACCTTCCCCATGCCGGTGTCGGGCAAGGTTCTCGTTGGCAATGACGACGAGGACGGCTGGATCAACGTAGACGTATTCGAAGGCGGCACCGACCTTCCGGTCCTGATCTCCACGGCGCAAGACCTCGACCTCCTGGAGTATAACGCCAGCGGGTCAGTGTGGCGCAACCGGACCTTGGCCCAGGTATTCGGAAACCTGCTTACCACCGCAGGCGATATCCTGCGGCGCGGCGCTTCCGCTGTAGAACGGGTGGCCATTGGCACGGCGGGGCAGGTCCTCACTGTCGTAAGCGGGCAGCCTGCGTGGGCGGATGGCCCGTGGAGTACCGGCGACCTCAAGTGGACGTGGAAAGCAACCGCCGACACCGGCTGGGTCCTGCTCGACGACGGCACGATCGGCAACGCATCCAGCGGCGGAACCACGCGGGCCAACGCCGATACGTCGGCCTTGTTCACTCTACTCTGGACGAATTTCGCGGACGCGCAAGCAGCGGTATCGACCGGGCGCGGCGCGTCTGCGGCGGCGGACTTTGCGGCCAACAAGACGATTGCGCTGCCCAAGGCGCTGGGTCGGGTTATCGGCGTGGCTGGGGCCGGAAGCGGGCTGACTTCAAGGACGGTGGGCGTGACGGTGGGGGCGGAAACCCATACGCACACGGGCACAACCGGAAATGAAAACGGAGGCACCTTCAGCGCCAGCTCTGCTGGCATCAACGTCAGCAATTCGCCGCACGGCCACGCTTTCACAACCGATGCAGGCTCGTCAATGCCTCCCAGCGCGTTCTGGCGGGTGATGGTAAAGCTCTAATGCAGGGCCACGAATTAGACCGAGCGCTGGGGAGAGTAGAGGGAAAAGTAGACGGGCTGGAACACAGCATACACGAGATAAAGAGTATGCTCCAGGAAAGCCACAAGGATATTACCAAGCGTGTGTCTTCCCTGGAGCATAGCAGGTCCAAGCTACTGGGCACCGCCTCCGCGATCGGCGCGGCCTTCGGGGTGTTCGGCGGCTGGCTGACCGCCAACCTCCTGCCCCGTGTCCCGCACTAGCTTCGCTTCTTCCCGCGCGACCAGGCGGTTCAGCATGTCACGCGCCTTGTGCAGGTCTTCCACGCCGTTCTTGAACGGGAAGCGCACGAGGTATTTCAGAACACTGGCCTGAAGGAAGTCCAGGCCATTGGCCTCGATGAAGTCGATCGGCTGGATCGCGAACCGGGCGTAGTGCGCCGGGGACGAGATCACGTTGTAGCTCCCAGCCCGTGAAGGCTGCTGCCACACAGGCTTCCTGCCCAGTGGCTCAATTGGGTCGCCCTCCTTGTGCTTCACCCCACACCACTTGTAGTGCCCGCCCTTCGCTCCACAATCGTTGCATCTACCCACGCCACTCTCCTCCGTAAATAGTCGCCATTGCTCTCTTGCCGTTCGGGTAAGCTACTCCGAACGTGTGGCTCCAGGCCCCCGGTCCCGAGTTGTACCCAAGATCGAGGAGGCTAGAAGTACCAACCATCCAAACGCCATCAACGATGCCAGCGCGGTGGCCATGCCCGATAAATGACTTGCGGCCCATTCGGGCGAAACCAAGCATAGAACCACGCCCGCCATTGACGCCAAGATGGCCGTGCATACCAAGCTCAATCCCACCATTAGCGTCCTTACAAATGACATAACTGTCGTCCTCCCGCAGGAAGTTCACGCCCTTGATGCCGCGCTTCATCATAGCATGTTCGAACACGGAAAACCTACGGTCCTTTTCCGCCTCCGCCCGGTAGACCGCGGACTGGAGATCGAGGAACGTGAGCGCGTTGCGCGGGTCGCTACGGTAGTCCGCGCTGTCCAGCCAACGCAGCAGCGCGCCGTCGTGGTTACTGGCCACAACAATGCTCTCGCACCAGGAGCGGCTACGCTTGGCCAGTGCTACAGCCACCTCGTCCAGTTCCGCACCGACGCAGTCATCCTCCGGGTCGCCAACGTAGCGCCGGAAGCGCATCCTGCCGTTGCCGATTTCGTGGTGGTTCCGGGAATGGAAGTCGAGCAGGTCATGGAATACCTGCCGCTTGGGGCGCAGGGTATCCAGGATACCACCCTTGGCCCACGCCAACTTGGCCACGACCGGGTCGGCCTTGCGGACGTGGGCGTCGCCCCACACGATCGCCTCGACCCGGTGGCCTGTCGTCACCTTGCCGTCCTTCACCCGCAGGTCCAGATCGTACATGGTGCCGTTCTCGGTGGCCGTGACCTGGCGGCAGAACCACCCGTGGTCGGACACCTCGACGAGGAGCGCGCCGTAGGCGTGGTGGAACTGCGCCACCTGGCCCGCCTTCTTCTGGATATAGTTCTTCCGAGTGACGCAGCCCGTCGTGTAGATCAGCTTGGTGCTTTCGTGCTTGCCCGACGCCACACTCTCCAGCGCCACCTTGGGGTGCGGGATGATGCACGAGTTGCGCCCGGTGTAGCTTTCGAAGCCGCTGATCGGGCGGCGCGCGGTGGGCAGGATTTGCAACTCGCCGCACCACTCCAGACCCTTGGCCACGACCATGCGCTCGTCGAGGACATATGGCATGGCATCCCGCGCCCACGATCGCTCCTCGCGGGCAGACTTCATACGTGGCTTGCCGCTCTCGTTGTGCGCCGCCATGTCGTAGACGAAGCGCGACAGAACGATCTGTGCGTTGTAGTGCTTGGCCAAGGCCAGCAGGTTGTTCCACGTCGGGCGGTGCAGAGGAGTATCATTCTGCATGCACGAGAACAGGTATCGCTTAACGGCCAAAGAAGTCACCCCATATTCCCTTGATGGTCGAGAGGGCGATCAGCCACATGAACCAGACGAGTACCCCCGTCAGGATGATCGACGCGGCGATGACCGGCCAGAACAGGAGGGCCAGCCCTATGATGATCCAGCTATCCACGGAAACCTCCGACGTTCTTGTAGACGATCTTGTAGCCCGAGGCCACCCTGCGCTCGACGAACCGCTCGTTGGATATACGGAAGTTAGTTCGCTCGGCGGCCCTGCGGCGACGCTCCATGTCGCGAAACACGCCCTCCGCTTCACCCGGATACAGTTCCTTGCTAACCCCATCCAGCTTCGCCATTAAAACCCCCTCACCATCTTCAGGAAATCACTGGCATCCATGATGACGACCCAATCTTTCTTGCTCTTGCGGTGAAGCACCATTGGGGTGTTGCCCCCGCAGTCCGCCCGCGCCTGGGCCATGGCCGCCTCAAGGTTCAGCTTCTCCGTGCGCTTGACCTCGATATGAAAGCCCGGCAAGCCGGTGACGTCGGCGCTGTCCTTGCCGCCCTGATACTGCACCCCCCTCTTGCCTTCGAAGCCATACTCGCGGAGGAGCGCGGCCACTTCGCGCTCACCCACCTTCCCCTTGTCGCGACTTAGTTTTCCCATTATTTCCTGTACCTCTTGCCGCACCAGCCTTCCGCCTTGACGGGCCAATGGGCGCACCAGGCTGGAAGATCGCCTACCATAAATTCTATCAGGCGCTCGACCGGGAGATCAACACCTAATTCCTCGTCGACCTCCGTCACGATCTCGTCGTACACAGTCATCAGCACGGGCATTTCAGGGTCGCACCGACGCTGGCCATGCAC